TTTTGATGGTGTATCTATGGTGTATCTATGGTGTATCTGGGATACACCACTCTTGCGGGAACGCTATCAGAACTTTTTGGGGCTATTACTTTATGATGAAATAATCTATATAGTAGAAATTAATGCTCATTGATCTTTTAATATCTTTAGGATGCATAGCCTTGGTGTATAGCTTTGTGTTGTTCCTGTTGTTATTATGGGATAAAGAAGAAATAAGGAGATAATAATGATTAAAAATTTATTCCTGCTTGGAACACCTGTTGGTAAACATTTATATAAAACTGCAAAAAACTACTTCAAAGGTGGTGGTAAGAAAACTAAAGATATTATGACAGAATCTAAAGTTTCTAGATCTATTGCAAAAGGAGATATCAAAGATGAGATCAAGAGAAGAGCATTTCCAAAAGGAACAAGACCTGCAGATTTTATTCCAAGAGCTGGACGTAAGGGATATGCAGGAACTGTAAAAGCAAAAATTTCAGATAAACAATCCAAGTATCAATCTGATTTAAGAAGGTTTAATGAAGGGTATGGTAGAGACCCAAGGAAAAAATAATGCCAGGTGGACTCAAGAAAAAAACAGATAGAACAGAATTAGATTTAACTCCTAAACAAAAAATGTTTGTTGAAATCTTTGTTAAAGATTGGGGATCTATTACACAAGCTGAAGCACTCAAACGAGCAGGCTATGTTTGTACTAATGAAAAAGATTATGGATCAATTGCATCTAGGATGTTATCCAGAAAGCATAATCCTCATATAGCATCATACTTTGATAAGCTTTTTGCTAAAGAAGTTAAGATGTATGAAAGTGACAACCTTAGAAGATTTAAAAGGTTAGAAAGAATTGCTGACAAAGCAGAGAAAGAAAAACAGTTCGCTGCTGCTATCAATGCTGAGTATAGATCTGGTCAATTGGCTGGAGCTTACATTGATAAGAAGGAAGTTAAAATCAGTGGTTTGGAGGGTATGTCACGTGAGCAACTTGAAAAAAAGCTCAAGGAATTATCAGACAAGATCGATGGGTATAACGCGAAAACGATCGAAGTTGAGTCCGAAGACGTTGCAACAATTGAACAAGGCTAGTTGGTCTGAATGGATAAACGTTTTTAACCAAGTTCATAACTCAACCATCTTTACTGCTGTTGGTAAAATAAAAGTAGAGATAGATGAATAAGAAAAAAATAGCTATACCTAAAAAAACTAAATCTCAAATAGAGAAGTATCCAATGGTATCTGTTGAGTGGTTTGATATCGTCTCGGATAGTAGCTGGAATAGTTTTGAACAAGTCAAGAAAGCAAAGTTAGCCACGTGCATCACCAAAGGTCATCTCCTCTCGCAGGCTAAAGGTGTTACAAGAATCTTTGGGGATTACTCATTTGGTGAGTCAGGAGAGGAAATTGAAAGTATTGGCAATACGACTTTAATTCCTAATTCAGTCATCAAAGAAATAAAAAAACTTACCTAATGAATCATAATAAAAATGGCGAAAGTAGACTATGGCAAAAGGTAAAAAATGGACTGACCGATTGCTTCTTAACGCGTGTAGAATCAAGCACAATTAATGGTATACCTGATATTCATGCTGTTGGTGGGGGACAAATATTCTGGATAGAACTTAAATCAGATTCACTCAGTTATCCTAAGCTAAATAAATGGCAAATCGTATGGATCAACAAGTATATAAAAGCAGGTGGTAAGGTAATTATCTTGAAAGAGACCCTCTTGCAGAAGTCTCTTAAACTGTACAGACCGGTGTCCGTGTTCACTGATTCTCGTTCACTTGTGTCGTTTGCATCGTTCTCGTTCCCGTTACAATGGCCACTGGTCCAGCGTAGGATCCTTCAAGAGCTGGGACGGCCTCCCGATGCTGCGTAACTGTCGTTCTCGTGCCTTGGCCACTGACCTTTTCCCTCTTTGTTTGGTCAGTGGCCTAGGGACCAGCTGCACCTGCTGTTCCGAAGCTCGTTTGTCGTTGAAAAACCTTGCTCGTTCTCGTTTATAAGGACTGCACTGGTCCGTGCCAGGGATGCAGCGTTCTCCGGATCGTAACCTTCGCTTCAGATTTCTCGTTGACAAGAGCCTCGTTCTCGTTTAGTGGCCAACGATTACTGGCACGTGGTCCTGCAGCTGGGCTCAGGATCCAGGCAGCGTAGCTCGGTATCTCGTTTCTCGTTCTCGTTAATGGAAAAACCTCGTTCTCGTTTGAGGAAACTGGGTGAGTCCCCGCAGCGTCAGCTCAGGGTCTCCACGCAGGTAACTTCTGGCTGGACAACGGATCGGTGTTCCCATAATGTCGTTTTATGAAAAGAAAAAAATTAGAAGTACACGGATATTACATCGACAGCTCAGGAAGCTGGATTCTTCTGCAAGATGCCGATGGAAGAATCATTAAAAGAAAATTAAAATAAGGGGTTGACTTATATCCCATCTGGTCTTATGTATAGCTAACCAACAAAAGGAGAGCTACATGAGTGACATCGGTGATGAATTAAAAAGCAATGTGGTATGGACCTGTCCTGAGCACAGCCTGGCCACGTACTTCAAAGTAAAACAGTTTGAGAAAAAGCCCGAGGCCAAGGACTTCGTATACGTACGATTCAAGGATGACGATCAGTTCGAGTCGATGTGGGTGAAGATCCTGCAAGGGACGCAGCATCAAGGTTACGGAGAACTAAACAACATACCAGTGAAACTAGTGGATAGGAAGCTTGGTGATACAATCAGTTACAAAACAGACAAGGAGGGAGTAACATGGGAAAACAAGAACTAAAACCGCGTCCTCGGAAAGAGGACAAACCTGAAGAAGGAAAAGTTTATGCATTGACTGGGGGACCTGGATCTCGCTGCATCGCTAACGGGAACAGCTGGTCGGAATCCGAAGTAAAGGATACCAGCAGCAGGAGCTGCAGCTCCGAAGGCGAAGCGTGAGTTTCGTTCTCGTGTGGCTATGCCTTCTCTTCATGTTCCCGGGGCTTACATTAGCTGGCACCGGGATCCTGATGCTCTCGGTTCTCGGTATCTTCTGATCTCGCATGTCGTCTCGTTCCAGGACTGGCCGTGTGCAGCGTCAGCTGGAAGCCAACAGCTGGGTCTGGCTTCGGTGAAGGATTTCGGTGCGAAATGCTCGGATTTCTAGTTTAGAATGATTCTAAAAGATAATGCTTGCAGTAGTGCATGGGATTTGATAAGAGAGGGAAACCAATTAACAAAGGAGAATGATATGGGTTTAGACCAACACGCACATATACGAGGCACAAAGATAGATTGGGAAAAGTATTTTAATGATGATACTTATTCTGATGAGGCAGGTGTCTTCGTTTGGAGAAAACACGCAAGGCTACAAGAGTTCATGGCAAAGAAATGGGCAGACCAAAACCCTTCGGTTAAAGTTGAAGGACATCTTGCACATCTTGGTTTTAATGGCGATCAAGACAGTCCATGCTACATCACGAAAGAGGTCGCTGATGAATTAGGGGAACAAATAAAGAAAGGTTTCTCTGACTATCACGCAGAAGATGGATTTTTTTGGGGGCAACAATTCCAAGAGGAATCGGTCAAAGAGTACAAAGAGCAGGACATCAAATTTTTAAAATTTTGCGAGCAAGCCATAAGCGAGGGCAAGGTCGTAGAATATTGGTGTAGTTGGTAATGCCAAATATAAAAAAGGTTGAGGCGACAAATGTCGCCTCGCCTCGTGTGAGTGGTTGGGCAATTGTTTTAACTTGGGAAAGACCTGACGGCACATGGTACACAGAAACCAAAACAGATATTCCCAATCGTGTGAGTGGACAAATAGACGATTACATTACGGAGTTAGAAGATGAAAAAAAAGAATAAGACCTCGCCTCGTTCTCGTGCTGGTCAAAAGGCACAAGATGAATTTACTAGAGTTTTGGCACAGCAGGTTGCTGGTCTGGACAAATCAATACAACTAGAGGTAGAGCCAAATGTTAATACCATTATTAATAGACTTAATAAAAAAGATAAAAAAAAGTTAAATTAACTATTGAATAAGATGTAATAAGATATAAAAGAAAGAGGTATTTATAAAAATATAAATATATAACTTAACAAAGAGGAAAATATGCAAACAGCAAAAAAGCTAAAGCAAGACGAAAAGAAAATAGTTCTTGCATACGCAACACTAAAGCTAAAAGCAAATAGACTTAACAAAGAGTTAGATAGTATGAAAGAACACATTGTTAATCTATTTGAGAGAACAAACCAAAATTTAGTTATTGTTCAAGACGAGCATGGCAACAGTTTTGGAATTCAAAAGATTAACAGAGTTAGAAAATCTTTTGACAAAGATAAATTTAAATTATCACATTTAGATTTATACAATGCTCATCAAAAGCAAATTGCTTATTGTGAGTATAAAGCTATTGGCGAGGTATCAAATGCCCAATAATGATTTGATTAACATTGCTAATGTATTAAGTGAAAGACTAAACCAAAACACACCAACCTCACTAGCGGATATGGTTATTGAGAATGGACAAAAGAAACAACTTAATTATGAGATTATGTTTCAGTTGTTAATGGGCGAGTGTGAGAAACACATACTTGAGAACATTGGCAACCCATGTGTTGATGAGTTTAAAGAAAATGTACTAAAGAAATTTAGCACATTAGTTCAAGCACTACACACACAAGAATAAATTAAACTAAAAACCAATAGCCCTGTCGGGCTATTGGTGTATCTATCGTATAGCAAGGCTCACACCTTGCACAAAAATCGTTTTTAAAATTTTCCATCAGAAGTTCGCGTTCAGGGGTTAGGTTTTTTGAGGCGAAAGGGTTTACAAAGTAGGATATACAAATATACTAGGGTCCCAAACGAGATGAAAATTGAAAACTTAAACGAAGACGAATTAAAGGATATTATCCTAAAAAAGCAGTTGGAGTGGATCAAGTTATGCCAGGATAATTTTTTAGTTTTTGCAGAGTCTGTTTGGCAAGATTTTATTTATAGAAAAACAAAGGACCCAAAGAAGTATGGGCACCATCAAATTATTGCTGAGTCTTTCCAAGATATTGCAGATGGTGATGCTAAGAGGCTCATAATCAATATGCCTCCACGACATACTAAATCAGAATTTGCATCTTATTTATTCCCCGCTTGGTATATTGGTAAGTATCCAAAGAAAAAAATAATGCAGGTATCACACAACGCTGAACTTGCTTCGAGGTTCGGTAGTAAGGTTCGTAACTTAATGAACACCAGAGAGTATAAAGAAATATTTGGTAATGTTACATTACGAGAGGACAGTAAAGCAAAAGGCAGGTGGGAAACCAATCATGGTGGAGAATACTTTGCAGCGGGTGTTGGCGGATCTATCACAGGTCGAGGGGCCGATTTGCTTATAATTGATGATCCACATACGGAACAAGATTCATTATCAGATACTGCAATGGAGAGAGCATACGAATGGTATAGCTCTGGACCTAGACAACGTTTACAACCTGGTGGAAGAATTTTAGTTGTTATGACTAGATGGGCAACTGATGATTTGACAGGAAGGTTGGTGAAGGCTCAATCAGAAGTAAAAGCAGATCAATGGAAAGTAATTTCATTTCCTGCAATCATGCCTAACGATAAACCAGTGTGGCCTGAGTATTGGAGTAGAGATGATTTAGATTCAGTAAAAGCATCTATCTCAACAAAGAACTGGAATGCACAATATATGCAGGACCCAACTTCAGAAGAGGGTGCGATTATCAAAAGAGAATGGTGGTCAGATTACGATAAGGAATATCTTCCAAAACTGCTCCATGTGATACAATCATATGATACTGCATTTTCAAAAAAAGAAACTGCTGACTATTCAGCTATTACCACCTGGGGAATATTTGAACCTGTAGAGGGTTATGAAAAATGTATTATTTTACTTGATGCTCAAAAAGGAAGATATGATTTTCCTGATTTAAAAAATCTTGCATTAGAGCAGTATCATTACTGGGAGCCTGAAACAGTTATTATTGAGGCTAAAGCAAGTGGTCAGCCATTAATTCATGAGTTACGTAGAGCAGGTATACCTGTTGTTGATTTTGTGCCTGCAAGGGGTAGAGACAAGCATACACGTATAAATAGCTGTGCACCTGTATTTGAATCTGGAATGGTTTTTGCACCTTTAGAGGAACATTGGGCACAAGAGGTTATTGAGGAATGTGCTGCATTTCCTAATGGACAATATGATGACTATGTTGATTCTATGACCCAAGCTGTGTTAAGATATCGACAAGGTGGATTTGTTTCTACGTACTCGGACGATTGGGACGACCCACCAATGAA